ATGGATGAAACGCGGCATCGTCTTTTTCAACGATATCGATGATTTGCCGAAGGCGTGGCAAAAGAACGTTGCCAGCATTACGGGCTGCGAAGTCGGCGGTATCGCATGGAAAGGCGGCAAACTTGGGGAGCTGCTGAACGATGCCGACCGCCTGCTGTCATCGGACGACTTCGACGGGATTGAGGATGTCATCATGAATCCGGAGGATGTTAAAGCCACCGGAATCAAAGCAAAATTTGGATGGCTGAGTGACGCCAAGGAGGCCAAGAAGGCAATGTCTTTGCGCAAGGGGTGGTCGATGCGCCTTAAGGTCTCGGTCAGTGATGATCATTTTAGCGGCGAGTTCCTGAAAGCAAAGGGCGTCCAGATCACAGACCGTAACGAGGCGCTTATTCAGGCGTTCGCATCCACCTATGGAGAATTCAATGAGCAATGAAATCGCTGTCCAGCAGTCTGAATATGCGGTTCTGAACATGCCGCAAAGCACGGCTATCGCCACACTCAAAGCCTCGCTTTACCCCGGGGCGAGTGACGAAAGCGTTATCAACGTGCTGGAATACTGCCGCGCCGCGAAGCTGGACCCGATGCAACGGCCAGTCCATATCGTGCCCATGTGGGACGCCAAAACAGGAAAAACCCGGGACACAATCATGCCCGGGGTTAACTTCCACCTGACGGCAGCCGAGCGTAACGGCTGCGCGGGCATCGGTGAACCGGAGTATGGCCCGGATGTTACTGAGGTTCTGGGCGAAGAGAGGATTACCTATCCGGCGTGGTGCAAGATCAAAGTCTATCGTCAGATCGATGGCGGCCGCATTGCTGAGTTTGTCGGCTACGAGCGGTTCACGGAATGCGTCAGTGCTAATAAAAAGGGCACGCCTAACGCCATGTGGAAGAAGCGCCCTTATGGGATGCTGGCCAAATGCGCTATGTCGCAAGCCCTTCGCAAGGGGTTTCCGTCCGTCGCTGGCGCGTATACCGCTGAGGAAATGGCAGGCAAGGCTATTGGCGAGGAATTCGACGATTGTGTAGTCAATGAATCCGAAGCCGTGAAGCCGTTGCCTATTGCCGGAATCAAGACGAAGACCGAAGCTGCGGCCGAGAAGAAGCGCGCCACGAAGGCTAAGGAAGTGGTTGATGCCGTGCGTAGCGGCGAGGCCGTGTCTGATGTCATCGAGGACGTGGAATTTGTCGAAGCCGTTGCGGAGGCTTCAGCCGAAGCGGCGCCACCGCCTGAACCCGCGAAGACCGAGAAGAAGGGGTATCTTCCCCCAGCGGTACGGCCGTTCGGGGAATTGCTCTACAATCAGCACGTGAAGCCGATCCTCGGCAAATGGACGGACCGAACGTTGCTTGATCATTTTGGGCTGAACTACGAAAAGATTGTGGATATCCCGCTGGAAGAAGCCCGCAACATCATGCGCTTCCTTCGAGATGAACAATGAACGCGAACATTCGCTAACTCATTGACGTAATAGGCGGAAACCATTACATTAATACGGTCTCGTATCTTTGTTAATGGTTTCCGCATGGACCTTGTTTCAATCGGTAAGCGGTTTTCCGAGGCACGCAGGATGTGTGACCTTTCTACAACTGCTGCCGCCAAGCTGATCGGCGCCAAGAATTCCGTCCACCTGATGCGGATCGAAGCCGGGGAAATCGCGCCGTCCCTCGAATATGTCATCTTGTGCGCACGCGCCTATAGCGTGACCACTGATTTCCTTCTCTGCCAGTCTTCCGACTTTGAGTTTGACCAGAACTTCCGCGAAGACCGGGACGTAAGCGCATGCCTGTTCGAGTACTGGGAGAGAACCCGTAAGCGCGATCTGTGCGCCATTCGGTCCGTGAGCGACCAAATCCACAAGATTGCGGAAAGCACCGAGGAACTAGCGTCGGTGGTGGATGGTATCGCCCTAGCATTCCAGCAGTTTGCATCCGATAACCCCGAGTTTGAGGACATGAGAAACGGAGCGCGGCTTCAGGCCCGTATCTATGGCGGCCGTGAAAAGGTCTCGAATGTGCGCCTGAAAATCCGACGGTTCGAGTACGCCGGCGAGAAGGCCACCGAGTATCTCAATGACGAATTGGGCCGCAATTCGCCTTGAATGGGAGCTATCCCCTAGATATGGGAGCCGGTGGATTGCAGAGAAATACGGTCTACGCCGCTCTGATGTCCACCGGCATTACGTTTCTGAGGGCTGGAAGAAATTCAAGGAACGCTTTACGCAGGCACTACCTGAAGAGGTTATAGATTCGATCATGGCCAAGCGCGACGACGAAGAACCGGACGAGATCAATACCTTTCCCGATGACGTTCTGTCAGTGGGAGGGAAATACGTGCCCGGAATGCACAAGGTCGCCTATAAGATCGGCCTGTTAGGTGGCACGCTCAAGGATTTGGCCGACGCTTTCGACGTGGCCGAAGGGACTGTAGTCCGGTGGTGCAAGGAACATCAGGAATTCGGAGAGGCGGTCAAGCGCGCCCGGATGCTGGCTGATGCGAACATAGCGCATTCGCTCTTCAAACGGGCGATGGGCTACCAAATAACGGAAATGAAGGTGGTGAATTCGCCTAATGGCCCCGAAACAATCGCGGTTGATAAGGACATTCTTCCGGACGTTGCCGCCATCAAGTTCTGGCTTACAAACCGTCAGCCGCATCTTTGGAAAGACAAGGTTGAGGTGAGGGAGGAAGTAACGTTCAATGCTGCCAACCTTGAGAAGCAGCTAGAGGGCGTGTATGAGAACGTTATCAAAGAGGTCGAAGAAAATCAGCGCGCCATTGAGGGCCGGGCAGCACGCCTCGGCTTTGACGTTGAAGATATCGAGGTGAAGTGATGGCGTTCATCCCGCTGCCAGAAGACCCGCGATGGCTGCCGTTCGTTGAGCGGTACGCTGGAAGCTGTTTCCGATTCGCGGTCGAAGTGCTGAAGCTGAAGCCGTCCCTTCAGCAGAAGGAATTGATGGATGCCGTCAGCGCGCCGGGGTGTCGTGTCAGCGTGGCATCAGGACACGGAACGGGCAAGTCTTTCAGTCTTTCCGTCATCATCCCTTGGCTTCTCTTCACCCACTACAAGGCATGGGTTCTCGTGACCGCCAACGATATCGACCAGATCAAGGCGTCCACGCTGAAGGAAATTGCATCGCAAATCGGGCGCCTGAAAGAAGGCCCGTATGCGTGGCTGGCAGACAAGATCGAGCTAATGGCGTCCGGGGATTTGCGCGTCAGAGGGTATGAACAAAACTGGCTGATGGAGCTGAAGACGGCGAACGCCAAGAACGCCAACAAGATGGCGGGCCGGCACGCTAAATTCCTGACGATCATTGCTGACGAAGGTTCATCCATCCCGGATACGGTCATGATGACGCTTAATGGCGCTCTGACCGAGGCCGCTAACCGATTCATCATCACTTCGCAGCCGACGAAGAATAGCGGCTTCTTCTACGATACCTTTAACCGCCTGAGCGAGCGAAACGGTGGGGCTTGGCACAACATCACAATGTCATCCATCGATTCACCGCACGTATCGGATGAATCGCTGAAAACGCTATGGGCGATGTATGACGACGATGAACGGCGCGTGCGTATCCTTGGCCTGTTCCCGCAAGATTCGGCCCGATTCTTCGTTGGCAGAAAAGCGGTCGAGAACGCATACAAGCGCGGCAGGATCATCAACGCGAACGAGCATTACGGTTATTTCATTTGCTGCGACATTGCGTCCGGCGAGGGCTTGCGAGACAAGAGCGCGGTATCTGTTTGCCGTGTGTATGGATACGGGGAGGAGCGCCGTGTAGAGGTTGTGGACATTCCTTTGTTCACCAACAATATCAGGTCCAATCAGTTTGCCCATTACATTATCGAAGCGGCAGCGCCCTATCCTAACGTTACGTTCGTGGTGGACAGTGGCGGCCTCGGCATCAACGTTTGCCAAGACCTAGAGGACGCGGGGAAAATGGTCCAGCGCGTTAACTGGGGTAATCCGTGTTTCCGGAACGTGAACAAGGATCGCTATCTGAACTTGCGAGCGCAAGCCACGCACCAACTGGCGCGGGCGATCAAGGAAGGGCGCTTTAGTGTGCTGACAAACGATCATCGGGCGGTGGGGCTGGATCAGGTATCGCGTATCCCGAAGACGTTCACGGATAAAGGCCGCTTGAGAGTGCCGCCCAAACACGGTCCGGAATGGGAAGGCATGGGATCGCCTGACCTCGCGGATACGTGGGCGTTCGCGTTTCTTGAGACTTCCACATACACAGCCAGCGGCGAAAGTGTGAGCGACAAGACCATGGTTTCGGCCGCTGAAGCAGCAACCGAAGAGGCCGCTAATCTGTTCTCGGACCTTTAGAATGACGGGGTGTACACACAATGGGGCACCCCATGAAGAACGTTCTATTCAAGTTTGAAACGCTGTCGGCAGATGATCCGGCGGCAAAGAAAATCAAAAGCGCCTTTCTGAAACTCGGCTGCAACGTCGTGGAAATGGCGGTGGGCAAGCCTAAGCGTAGTGCTGGAGTGAGCTACAAGGAATTCGACTTCACCTTTGCCGATTCCCAGCGCGTGACGGCCCGCATCAAGCCGACCGGAGACGTGTATCAAGTGCTGCTGAATGGTAGCGTCCTGCCGCTCAAGAATCAGGATGAGCACCAAAAGGCCATCGAGGAAATTGCATCGAAGCTGGACGGTGGGCGCGCTGCCTTCCAGAAGAAGCTTGCCCGCACCAAAGTGACGATTCCGGCTGGCATCCGTAACACGGTTAAGGAAACGGAGAAATCCCTGACCGAAAAGCGCGACGCTTTGAAAGAAGTTATTGCCGATCTCGATAAGAAGATCGAGGAAGCCACCGAGGCGCTGAAATGATTCACGGCCTAAAGATGCTGACCGAGGCGCAACGTAAGGCGCGTAACGGTAAGGTCCAGCGCACTACGTTCGGGCCGCTGGCGCTATGCGTGGAAATCCCGGCAGGCTGGAGGAAGGGAGCATCCTTTCTGACGGCTCACTACGGCTACATTTCAGGCACGAAAGCCCCGGACGGCGCGGCTATCGATATGTTCCTGTCGCCACAGGCAAGCGTGACGGCTGACGTGTTTGTCATCGACCATATGAAGGGCGGCAAATTCGATGAGCCGAAAGTGTTCCTTGGCTTCATTTCCAAAGTGGATGCCGAAGAAACGTACCGGAACGTCTACGCGCAACGTGCGACGGCTACCAAAATGACGATGACGCAGTTTCAACAATGGATTAAGGAAGGCGGTGCCATGCAACCGACGATCAAGGAAGAACCTAAACTTCAGAAAGTCTACTGGGACAGTAACGGCAATCCGGACGTCCCGATGACGGAAATTCTCTACCAGATTCGCAAAACGGACCCTACTAGTCTCGCGCTTGAGCCGCTGACGCTGGACGATATCTACGGCGACGCTGACGAGATCGTGGAGCTTGATGCTCTGGTAGTGCCCATGATGCGCCTTGAGCGCGTGGCCGGTATCATGCAAAACCAGATGAAGCGGTACGGTTCCGAGGCGCTCAACTTCCAAGTAAGCAAGCCATTCAAGAAGAACGGCACGGCTCAAGTGGCGGTTGTCTATGAGCTTGCCGACGGCCAGACGATCAGCATCTACTTCCACAATCCGGACGTGACGCCTTCCAAGATCGCGCCGCAAGATGAGCTGATCTCATGGAAATGGATGCTCAACAAGAAGGACATCACGATTCTTGTGGCGCCCGAGAAGGGGCAGGATTTGGACCCGCGAGAAGTGATGCGGCGCGTGGCCAAGATCGCTATCAAGAACCGTCCGACGTTCGAGCGGAACAACGCTGCCCGCGTCGAGCGCGTGGCGCGGGTGGAGGCGCTTAAGGTCGAGATCGTCGCGCTTGAAAAGGAAGTGGACGACAAAACGCATGAGCTGGAAATTCTCCGCATGAAACTCGAAGAGAAGCGGAACATGCCGGCGCCTGAACCCGAGCCCGCGCCTGAACCTGAAGTGACACCGGAGGCCGAGCCGGAGCCGCAACCCGAAGAATCTGCCCCTGTCGAAGCTTCTGATGTTGCGCAAGACACGGAGCAAGCAAAGCATCAGGCTGCCGTCAAACACGCTATTGCTGTTGGCGTGAAGAACATCAACGGGAAAGCTAGTGCCAATGCGCTGCAAGATGCGTTCACTAACCCGGACCTTACTGAAGAGGATAAGCAGCGGATCGTTAAGGCGTTCCGTGCGGCGACCGCTAACCTGCTGGCGCTCAATCAGTACACCCAAACCGCACAAGGTGGTGGGGCAACTGCTGGCATGTGGAATGTCGTTCTAAATGCGAGGGCGAATGCAGCTAATAGAGATTCGACCATTCCCGAATTCAACGATGCAATTAATGCGCTTGCTGACCGCCTTGCCGCATTGCTTCCTGAGCGCAAGGCATTGAAACTCAAAGTGGATGAAAAGCAGCGTCTACGTGATGAGCTGCAATTGCTCAAGCAAGCCGATTCGCTGGCAACACTTGATGAGCAATGGAAGAAATTCAGTAAGGAATTCTTGCCGATCATCCATGAGTACCTTGCCACCTATAAGACACAGGAAGAGCGACAAGACTTTATCGGAGGGTTTATTAATCCAATTGCAGATGCTTTTAAAGATCGAAAAGCGGAACTGAAGGCAGCGCCTGAAAAGAAAGAGGAAGCAGCGCCAGCGCCCGAAGAGCCAAAGCCCGAAACGCTGGAAGAGCGTGTCACTCGCCTGCAAGATGCGGTTATGTCGCTGATCAATTCGGCTACGTCAATCGTGGACATTCGTAGTCTGAAGAAGTCTGCGACGTTCCGCGAATTCCGTTTCGTCACGGAAGACACAAAGCGATCTATCGATTTTGAATCGCAGCGCGAAAGCGTCCGTACCGCTCTCTACGCCAAGAGCGCGGAACTGAACATGCCGCTCTATAACGAGATCATGAAGGAGATTCAGGCGGCCACTACCGAGGCTGGCGTTTTGACGGCGCTTGAAAAGGTCGAGATTGTCCGGAACGATTTCCCGCCTTCCCAGCGTAAAGAAATCGCTGACGCGGCTGATATGAAAATGGAAGAGCTGAGGAATCCTGAGCCGCAAGCAACGCCGCTGCCTGAAGTGCAACCGCCTATGCCAGAAGCGCCAGCCCCGGAACCCGTCCATGAGCCGGCGCCGGAACCCGTCACGGAACAACCCGCCGAAGCAGTGAACGCTACGCCTCTGAATGACCCGGTTAATTCGCAAGAAGCCGCCGACCGGGCCTATCTCGAAACGTTCGACCCGGCCACTGCTGACGATGCGCGCTTGGAAGAGATCGCATCACGTTACACGTCCGGGGAAATGCTGGAGTTGCTGGAAAAGGCCCTTTCCAAATACGAGGAATATATGGTGGCAGCCGCCGAAGAATCGATGAAGTGATAGGA